AACGACCTACGCCCTGCACGGCGCGACCTGAGAGATGACGCTTGCGCACGCTGTTCGCGTGTTGCGCCCTGTGGCGCGGCCTCTACCTCTGGCTCTGGCACAGGAGCCGGTGCCGGTGCTGATTTCTTCTTACGCGAACCCATGATTGCGCCTACTACGCCACCCATTATACGCCTCCACCTAGTGTTGACTGAATGCCTGTCTCAGCGTTTTGACGCGCTGAACTTAATAACATACGCTTGCCGCCTGTACGCCGCGCACGTTGGCGCGCAGATATAGCACGCATCTTCTGCTGCTCATCTGCCTCTAGGCGCTCTTCTTGACGCTGTTGCGCCGCCGCGATTTCTGGATCAGGCGGTGGTGGCGCCGGAGTTTTAGGGGATAGCAAGCCGCCCATTAAAAATACCTCGCAAACATAAAGTAATCTTGACCGACAGGCCCATACTTTAGCATGCGACCTTCGTTAGTGAATTTTACCGCAGATGCCCACCTAACTGCAAACGAATTATCAACCTCAACGGTCATTTGCAATCTATGTAATTGCAAGTCGATAGCAATGTGATTAAAGTAGCGCATAGCTGTGCGTGTAGCAGATATCGGTACGCGCTCAAACTGATATGATGTAAGTAGCCAGACCTCTGCGTTGCCCGGCCATAGCTTGATAGCCCCGAATGAGCAAATCATTTCGCCCTGATGCAACACCGTATAGGCATGCTCCTGTTGCTGGTACATCTTTAGCAGCGCTTCGTAATTAGGCACATCGTCAAATGGCTTCTTGTCGAACTCTCGCAAGTCCATATTGTACGGGTGCGCCCAGTGAAACGGCACTATAGTTGCGTCTTTGTTGCTAGAAAACATCGAAGTCCATCTTGGCTGTCATCTGTTTAAACTGGCCGCTTGCATGGCTGTTGCGCGTTAGCTTGCGATGCTCAGACCCCATCATCAGATAGCCGTAAGCATCACCAACGTGGGAGTGTTCGTTCTTGTTCGGCGCATCCTTGAACCGTTCCTGACCGCCACCCATAGCAACGCGCTTAAAATGATAGCCACCAGCAAGCGACTTGCGGGTGCGCGTGCAACTACGGTCTACGATGATGCCGGGCTTGCCGTCTATAAGCCTATTCATCGGCGCAGCACCAGCCTCACGGCGCACCATAAAGTCGTTTGACGCGGTAGGCTGTGCGCGCAAGCCAAGCGTGCGCATATGCTCAAACGCGGTAACCTCGAATATCTCATCACGCTTTGCACCAGCCGGGTCACCCCAGATAAACACTTCCGACTTAGGAAAGCGCGTATTTATGTCAGCCATCAAATGGTGGCAGAAACGCTCTAGGCCCATGTCAAACGCGACAAGCTCATGCACAACATGCCAGCGCCCGTTGTTCATCTTCTGACCAAACACGGCGGCAGGGGTCAAACCAAAGTCAAGCCCAATATGCACAGGCCAACCCGGCTCTATCTCCACATCGCTGGACATAATGCTGTCGCTAAACTCCGGCCACACGGCCTTGCCGTCCTGTACATAAACGTATTGACCAGCCGCGTAGCACTGTATCCAATCCAAGTGCTTGCCGGCTAACTGCTGCTCATAGTAACCGCCGGGCAAGTTGTTTACGTTTTCTGCTTGCGGGTTGTTTATCCAATACTTGTTAGCCGCAAAGATGTTGTGTTCGTGTTCCTTAGTAGCCTCGATAACGCCGCCGGGTTGCTTATAAAACCTCCACGGGTACTTGCCCTTAATGGGCTCTTTCTCCGCTAGGCGATGCCACCAATGGTCGTCTGACATTGGGTTGGTTGACATCCACACACCGCGCCAAGGGCAACCGCCGTGGCGTTTTGTTGGGTAACGACCAACACGCGATGTAAGGCCATCGACCACCGCCTTGGGCAACTCTCGCGCCTCGTCAATAAAGCCGCCGGTCAATTCAAGTGACAACAGCTTGCGCACATCCTTGGGCTGGTCGAGCGCTAAAAAGATAACCTCGCAATCAAGGCCGGGCGTACCGTCACGCGGCGGCAACTTAATGTGGTGCGTGATAGGCGGCGACCAACGCATCTGCCCCCAAGTATTCTCCGGGAATATCTCTTGCCATGTCTTAATGGTCGTTGTGCGCAGTTCCGGGTAGCTGTTTCTGATTACTGCAAAACGCGTATATCTTACATTGTCCACAGGCGAAGGTGGTTGCTTTACAGCACGAAGCATCACCTCGGCCAGCGAGGCATATGTCTTTCCAGAGCCTACTGGCCCAAGTAGACCCCGTACAAAAGAATTGTCGTTTAAAAAATCCCATACTGTCGGGCTTTCGCTAAAATCTAAATTAAGACCGTTCAGCGCTTCCGTGGTCGGTTGCTTTGTTCTGCGCCTCGACCTGTCTGTCGCTCTACTCGCTCTCGCCATTATCAAACTCCGGGATAAATGTCACAATTACCATGCCGTCTGTCGGGTCTTCTATCTCGTCATCGACCTCCAACAGCACACCCTTGCACTTAGAACAAACCACGCGCTGCGTCTCCGCATAGCACCGGCCACGCGTTTCCTCGCCGCAATGGTCGCATATAACGTAATCATAGAAAAAACGCACAAAATTATTGTGCGTCATCTTCGTCACTGACATCCCTCACCTCATACGTTGTGGTTTGCGGCCCGGTCACGTTAATGCCTATCATGCTAGGGCGTTGGTCGTCACTGTTCGGCTCTAACAAACCGCGATGCTTTGCCAACAACCGCAACGCGGACAGCTTGTCGTGCATCTCTACTTCGATGGTGTTGCCGTGTTGGTTCGGCGTTACCTTAACCTTCTTGATACTGCGCTTGGCGCGTTCCGGCAGTTGGTCAGATGGCGTAAGCTGCACCTGACCCATAGCATCCCAGCTAATAACATCCGTGGCCTCACCAGCCGCGATAGCCTCTAGCTCTTGCACCACCGCCTCACGCCGGTCTGTGTCTTGGCTAGCTAGCGCCGCGCGCTGTTGCCTAGTTGTCAGGGGCTTCTTGGACACACTTGCCTCCCGTCCACGCATACCCAGCAATGTCTACCCAACTATCCATGTGGTCGGGTGTCTCCATCAAACGCGCTAGCTTCACTTGCACCATCATCATGGCCACCTGCTCGGCGGTGACCTCAGTACCCAACGTAATAGACCACTGCGCGGCTATGCGCTCATGGTTGATGTATACGTTGCCGTAATTCTTGCCACGGTCGGCAACCGCGTTTTTCGCCTCGTCTAATATATCCACAATCTTCACCCTGCTATCTCCAAGCCACATGTCTCGCATTTCATCTCGCCGCCCATTTCCGATTGACACTTAGGACACTGCCCATTGGCCATAAGCTTCGCCATAGACCCGTCACCCGTGGCATAGGCAACCGGCACATATTCCGTCATAGGACAGCCGCAACGCTTGCAACGGCAATGCTCGGCGTCTTCCCATTTTATATCCACGCACCCACAATCGGCGCAGCGCATTTCTTCCTCATACATCTATACCAAGCTCCCTTAATGTTGGTGTTTCTACAGTATCATCGTCTGGCGGTTCAGCGCAATAGCGCTCCCCGCACCAATAGCACTCACATAGCTCTGCGGCCTCGTCATATAGCTGGTGATGGTCAGCGCCGCAGCTAGGGCAAGTCATACGTCAGATCCTTGGAAAATTTTGTGTGAGACCCCCCGTACAGTACCGCAGGGGGGCGGGGGCAAGGGGTCGCTTTTTCTGCCCGACCGTGGTTTTGTGCGCTGTACATAAGCAAATCAACCTTTGTTTTCCTGTACGTCAAAATAACGCACTACGTCAGACAGTGCTGGCACGCCGGCACGCCTCTCTATTGCTTGGTCACACACTGCAAGCGTGGCAGCACGCACATCGTCAGCCGATACCTCACGCAATGCCAGCCGGCGTGCGTGTGCTATCTCATTATCGTACAGCCTCACCTGCCCTGTCGCCTGTTGGACGGCACGCAGATAGGCATGGCATAGCTCACCAGCGTGCGTGTCTGTCTGTGGTTGTGCATCCCCCAGACCCCCTATCTCTTTACTGGTATCATCCTCTTGGTCTGCGCGTAGCTGTAGCGCTTTGGCGGTGTGTATATCTTCATAGGTTGGCAATGGCTCATCACCCTTCCACAACACCTGATACCTGTTTGTTTTCCACCCGCTGGCTGTCTCTTGATAGTCCTTTGGGTTTAGCTGTCGCACATAGTTACCAGCCTTTAAACGCTTCATCGCTTCCAGAATGCTCTTTCTTTCCGCATAGCCGCTCACTGAGCACAGGGTGTCGAGAGATGGCCAGCATACCCCAGCACGATTAACAAACGCACACAGCGCGCCTAGAACGCGAAACTCACGCTCTTTTAACTTGCGGTCACCACACGCACGCATTGGCATGACACTGTACGGGCGTTTGTTCTCAGAAAGGGATTTTGTCATCGAGCTTGTCCTCTAGGTCTGTTTTCTTTACGTCACTCACCACTGCGCCGGGGAACGCATCCTTGACAGCAACGGCTAGCGTGTTCTGCTCTGACCACTTGGCCAGTATCACCGCCACCTCTTGCACGCAATACACCAGCGCGTCAGGCATGTCCTTCTTGATATGCATAACCGCTTGCTCATCACGCGCTATCGCAACGACCTTGCCATCAGCATGCGCAGTCCACACGTCCATGCCAATCTCTTTGCCACCCAACGCGATGGCTTCCTTCTCCAGCGCACCATACGCACGCAAGGTCACAGCCACATGATGTTCTACATCTACCGCCGCATCACGGTGGATGGCATCGTTGAGCTTGTCCATCTGCTGCCAGAACCTATCCCGCAATTCAGGCGACACAAGGTTAGGCAATCTCTCCACACCCCACCGGCGTTCATAGTCAGACACAACCCTGTCATATTCTGTGAGGTAGTTTTGTATCTTCCGATAGGTTGCCTCACTTGTCACCTTGGTTCCCATCATCCGTCTCAATGCTGTAGCATCAGGCTTCTTTACTTTTCTCATCCCTTTGCCCTTTCTCCGTGCTGTGCGTGCGTGCGTGCGATAACCATAGGGATTATCGCACAACACCACGCGTGCGACTTCAGCGTGCGACCGTGCGATTTAAGGTTTTTACAGTCGCACGTTTCCTTATAAGTCTTTGTATTCCCACACATAGCTACCTTCTATTACAATCGCACGCTTTGTCTGCAACGCATCCCGTGCATCTCTGCGCCTAGAACGCGTGCTATCAGGTGTTTTCGCACGGTGTTTGTCGTGCCACGCTGTCACCGGCACGCGTTCTTGGCCTAGTTCAACAGACAGATTACGCAGTGCTTGCAGGGCTATCTTCTGCGGCTCTGTCAACTTCGCACTACGCGGTTTCTTCTCTGGCATGTCTGCCTGTGTCATCACCACGCTCACATCATCTATCAACGCGACCGGGGTCATCGTAAACGCTACGTCTGGCATTGGCTCCGCGTCCTTCTGCTTCTCCGTGGCCAGCGTCACCGTCTCTTCCAGCTTGCTCACCTTGATGCTTGCGTCAACGGCGCCCAGCAACGCCGTGCTGCCGCGCATACCCCTCGCCGCGTCCTTCCCGGAATGGTGAATGGCCACCACCGCACATTCGCAGTGGCGCTTTACCACCTCGCACGCATCCACAAACATGCCCATGTCGGTTGCGCTGTTCTCATCACCGCCGAGTAGGGCGCGTGCTACAGTATCCACAAACACCGCGCTGAACTTAGTATCGAGGTTGTCGATGGTACGCAGTAGGCGCTCCACATCGTCAGGTTCGCGAAACCTCACCGCCGTGGGTAGAACGTAAAACGGCACATCCGCTGTTAGCTTGTGATGCGCTTGCCATGCCTTGATACGCTTACCCAGACCGCCAACACCCTCGCCAGCTATGTACAGCACTGCGCCACGCTGCACTGGGTTATTGTGCCACGCCTTGCCATAAGCCACCGACAGCGCCATGTCTATCGCTAGGAATGATTTACCAGCCCCCGGCTCACCGTATAGCACGCTGAACCCATGCTTGGTAAGCAACCCATCCACCAGCCATTCCACTGGCGGCATGTTGCGCAGATAGTGTACATCATACACATCGAATACGTCTGGGCGTTCTACTGGCGCTTCCACGACCACCGGCGCCTGTTCAATCGGCTGTGCCGATGTGACCAGCGCCGCTAGCTCTTCCTTCGTACCGCCAGCCTGTAGCCAATCGTAAACGTCTTGCTTATCATCCAAGCCCGGCAAGTTGACACAGTTGATAGAGTTGACCACGGGCAAGAGGTTAGCCGCCACTACGTCAGCATGTGCCTTGCCAGCCTCGTCAGCATCAGGCAACACCACAACGTCACGCCCTGCAAACCACTTATTTAGATCCGCGTGCCAGTTCTTCGCACCGCCGTGGCTGGTCGTTGCTACCGCACCCAGCTTCTTCATTGCGTCTGCGCACTTCTCGCCTTCCACCACAAATATCTTTTTGTTCGGGTTGGCTATGATGTCAGGCAGATTATACGGCACCGGGGTAACGTCCTTGACGTTCCACACCCAGCCGCCCTTGCCGTCAGGTCTGCGTTGCCTAAATGTCTTTGGCTCGTATCGCACAACCTGATAGATGCACTCGCCATGCTCATCTATATAATCGTATGCCTTTGACATGTACCGCGCTGGCTGGATGGTCTGTTGCACTTGCTTGGCTATGCCGAATTGCTTTTCCAATATATCAGGCAGACTGCGTAGCTGTGCGCCCTCATTGATGCGCACCATGTCTATGACCCCGCCGCCTTCGTTGGCCTCGAAGTCAAACCATGTGCCTTTGCGCAAGTCTACACTGCGCGACCCGTGCGTACCCCAGCGCAGTTCATGGCCGCGCTTTTCTTTTGGTTCGCCCCAGTAGTGCCGCGCTATCTGTTCTATATATGCTGCTATGTTCTGTGTCATCTTATTCCCTCTTCCCCTTTGGAAATGGTAGGGCGCTGGCAAAGGGAGGAAACCCAGCGCCCTACCAACTGCTAGAACAGGTCAGCGCCACTCGCGGCTGGCTGTTCCACAGGCGCAGCCGGCGTTTCTGCCGGTGCGCTAGGTGCTTCCGCACCATCAAATGCCGTTGGGCGTTCTACCCACTGGCTGATTTCCCACACCGGCACCTTAAAACGCTGTTCGCCCTGCGGTGTGTTAACGGTTGCTGTCTTTGTGGCTGTCACCTTCATGACAGGACACAGACCGGGGTTGTTCGCGCGTTCAGCCTCGTACTGATTGTGTAGCTGGTCAAACGCAGACTGCACCATCTTCGACTGGCTGCTGAACTCACGCAAGCCAATCTCGCGGCTGCACAGCTTCACACGAAACGCAGACTTGTGGTCTGCTGTCGGCTTGTCTGGCATGCGCTCACCCAGCTTGACCATGTGGAAGTCTGGGCGGTTGGCAACAAACGCCATATAGCCGACCTCGATGTTTTCCATGTCAATCGCTACCTCAAACGGTAACGCCATCTCGATGCTTTCACGCACCCATTCGCCGTTTACGTTCTCGCTTTCAACGCGGTAGAACTCACCCACCTTCGCGTCAAACTTTATTATTGGCGTGATGTTACCACCGCCGCCGCTTTCATTTACTAAACCAAGTGCCATTTTATTTTCCTTTACACTTTACTGACCAGTCGCGCTGGCCTCGCATTACCCGTTAGGCAATCTGTTTGAGCTACGCCGCTTCATTGCGATGCGTGCTGTGTGCGCAGATATAACAGAGCTACGCCACTTTGGGTTGCGCCATCTGTTGTTTACATCATGCCTGTCGTTGGCGTCAAACAACGCCTCACGCTGTTTCTTTAAATACGCGGCAAACTCTTCTACACTCATATCACTCGCTAGTTTCATTGCACATAAGCTCCCTTGCAACCATACAAAAATCGTCAAACGTCATTTCGACCGCATACTTCCAGTCGTATCCATCGCCGGGCTGTCGCTCAAACGTGGCTAGCATTGCCAGCGCTTCGATAGGCACGCGCCAGCGCTCCGGCAATCTATCAAACTTGTAGACCAGCGCCGGTATCTTCCCGGCCTTGGTTGCCGCCACGCATATTTGATCCCAGTGGCTGGGCGAGGCAAACGTGCTGCCTTGCTTGTAGCGCTTGCATTCCACCACGAAGGGGAAGGCGTCATCTTCACAGGTCAAATCAGGCAAGCCAGCCTCTGCCCACTGGTCTAGCACCCGGCGAAACTCTAGCCCAAGCGCATCGTGCAGCCTGTTCTTTACATCACGCTCAAACGATGCGCCCTTGTTACGAGAGTTAACCATTGCGTGCCGCCGCTATCACCCGGTCTAAGTCAGACCCGTCTTTAGTCAGGCGCTTTTCTAATTCTTGCGCCAGTATCTCGTCAGCCAATGACGCCATAGAGCGATGCGCAGATTGCTCGACCGCTTCCTTCAGCATCAAAACCGTCTTGGTTCTGAGCCGTAATAATGTTGGTTTTGTGTTTGCCATGATATCGCCCTGATATTTTTTTGCTATCTACCCTTGAACTTATGATAGCTAAGTGATATATAATAGTTGACGGCACGTTGACCGTCAGTTGATTAACCAAAAGGGAGTTAAGTTATGGCATGCACAGAAATCAAATGGGATCGTGAAGTAAAGTACACAGATGCAGAGTTTGCTGGCATTCGCCGCAACGCAGATGGTGACATTTACACAGACTTGGATGTTCACCACATCTGGATGACCCCGGCACAGAAGCTACGCCTTACAGGTGATGACCAAACTCGCGTTGAAGAATACCAAGAAGAATTGGCCTACATGATGGAAGAGGCCAAAGCAGAATTTGGAGTAGCATAATGAAATTCATCGTCTACTACCGCGTATCTACTCAGCGTCAGGGCCAGTCCGGCCTTGGCGTTGAGGCACAGAAGCACGCATGTGCGCACTATGACATTGTCGCAGAATACACAGAAGTTGAGAGTGGCAAGAAGTCCAACCGCCCGGAGCTAGCCAAGGCATTGGCGCACGCCAAGAAGATTGGCGCGACCCTGCTCATTGCAAAGCTCGACCGTCTGGCGCGTAACGTACACTTTATCACCGGCTTGCTAGAGGCTGGCGTGCCTATCACTTGCGCCGACATGCCAGAGGCAGACCGCACGTTCTTGCAAATGGCCGCTGTCTTTGCAGAATGGGAAGGGCGCCGCATCTCTGAGCGCACCAAGGCCGCGCTAGACGCAGCCAAGCGCCGTGGCGTAAAGCTAGGCTCACCTGACCCAGCCAAGGGCGGCTCGGTTACCGGCAAGCAACGCGCTAGCGCCACCGCACAGGTAGCGCCGCAAGCCATGCCTATCATTAACGCATTGCGCAAGGCCGGTCAGAGCCTACGCGCCATCGCATCCGCTCTTAATGAGGAGCAGATACCAACCGCTATGGGCGGTCAGTGGCACGCATCCAGCGTGCGTAACCTAATCAACGCATAGGGAGAAAACAATGCAGAAAGTTGCGGGGATATTATTTACATATGCGATACTCAGCCTGTGGGTTATGGGCTGGGTAGACATCTTCGGGCCAGAATATACTTGGTGGAACTTTATCTATCTGATGGGGAATTAATATGATGAGCGAAAGAAGAAGGCAAGTCATCATCGAAAACCAAAGCCTTTTAATAGGGCGTGAAATGCGGGAATATTGGGTGAAGCGCAGATATTACGAAAGATTGATTTTGCATAACCCTGACTTCAATAAATTTAAATATAAAGAGAGGCGCAAGAAAATGACCTCACAGCAACTCGATGCAGACAGAAAGAGGCTTAGAGAGCGCTCTAAGTTGCCAGAAGTAAGGGATCAACAAAGGCGCAATTACACCCGAAGAAGGAAACTTGACCCGGAGTTCAGGCAAAAGCTGAAAGGGTACGTTAATGAATATAGAATGCGGAAAAGGCATGGCACGTTGACTGGGTGCGATGTTCACAAGATTAGGGCAATTTATAAAGAGGCAGCGCGCTTGACGGAAAGAACCGGCACCCCTCATCAAGTTGATCACATTGTGCCAGTCAAAGGTGATAATGTCTGCGGATTGCACGTTCCATGGAATTTGCAAATATTGACAGCAAACCAAAACAGATCAAAGTCCAACAAATGGGAGACAAACTAATGGTCGGAAAACTTACACCTGATAATATGCTATCAGCTTCGCGCATTGCGCAGTTGATGGGGCAATCACCATACGCCACGCAAAACGAACTGCTGTCAGAGTTCATAGACCGCGATGCTGGCAAAGAGCCGGAGCCATGGGAAGGCAACGAGCTTACACGCTGGGGCGATATCCATGAAGGCGCAGTTATTGCGGAAGCATCCCGCCGCCTTGGCCTTGTCGATGTGCAAGACGACTTCGAGCAAGCGTTCTTCCATGACAAGCTGCGCATGGCGGCATCGCTGGACGGCATGGCTACCGGCACGCGCATGGTGAAAGAGGATCACGCGCAGGGCATTATTATCCCCGGCGTTGCAAACGCGTTCTCAACAGCCGACAAAAAATTGTTGCTGGAAATCAAGACAACACAGCAAGCGCCAGAGGATCTGCCGCCACCACATCGCGGCGTGCTACAGCTACAGGCGCAGATGATGTGCGCGGGTGCAGACATGGGCGCGGTGTGTGTACTCTATCGCGGGTCTACCCTGCGCATCTTCCTGTACCACGCTGACGCTGGCGTACAGGCACGCATTGCACAGGCTATTGAAGAGTTCGAGCAACGCCGCCAAGACATAGACTGGTATCCGCTGATGAACCCGGCTGATGGCAACGTGGCCTACAGCCGTGTCGATGATGTGGCACAGCCTTTGGACGTATCAGGCGGCGAGGTTCAAGATGCTATCGAGGCTTTGCTTGAGGCGAAGCGCGCTAAAAAAGAATGCGATGAGATTATCGCTGACGCAGAAACGGTGATAAAAGATTTTATGGGCAACCATGAAGAGGCAAACACCGTGGTAGATGGTAAGCGTGTGATAGTGAAGTGGGGCATGCGCAACATGAAAGCCACGCAAGAGAAGGTAGTACCAGCAAAGCCAGCTATGCGCGTGCGTCAGAATGCTTTGACCTTGAAAGAGTTTGGCAATGTATAGGATTACACCAGCCCAGCATCGCGTTCTGAGCGCCATACAGACGCTATCTGAGGCGCAGGGGTATGTTCCTAGCTACACACAGCTAGCGGCTACCCTGAACGTCTCCAAGCAAGCTATCGGCAAGCACGTTGAGATTATGTGCGACCGGGGCATATTGCGAAAAACCTACGGCCAGCGCCATACGTTGGAGATAGTACGGGGCGCGCAATAGCGCCCCCTACTTTGTTAGCTTCTTGTACTTTTCGAATGACCTCATTCCGCCCAAGCCGAGCATTCCAAGCAAAATTGTCATTAAGCTGTCCATATCAAATGCCGGGTATGAAACGGGGGGATACCCCATGTAAGCGGTCACTACATCTGCGGTAGGAAACAAAATAAAATGAGCGAATAACGCAATCCCGCAAGACCAGCCAATGAAGGGCCGCCATCCCGCCACAAAAACATTTCTGGACTTCGCTTCTTCTGCGTTGATAGCTAGCTGCCCTTTTGCTAATTCTTGGGCATGGCGCTCTGCCATCGTTGCCACCTGATGTGCCAACTCATTCTTCTTATCTTTGTCCTCAACGAACTTACCAATCAGCTCTGTGGCTGGGCCTATCAATGCTTGTAACATCAGTCTATAAACTCCAATATGTTGCCGTCTTTAACCTTAACCTTTAACTCTTTACATGACCATTTCTGATCAAAGTTATTGGCGTGACCCACGTTGCGTTTAATCTTTCTGCGCACCGACAAGCATTCAGACAGAGATTGATAGGGCGTGTACTCTACCTTCTCGCCGTTCATCACCAATAATAATACAAAGGTTAGCTCAACCACCGTTACGCAACTTCTCTATATTTTCTTCTAAGCTAGTTATCCGCTTCTCGTAAAACTCTAGCGTGAGTTTCTGCTGTTGGTCGTAAGGTGCTTTGCCACCCTCTATCTCGTTCTGTAGCTTCTCTAACTCAGTCGCTAAATGCTCTATTAGCATGAACTGTTCGCTATCTGCTGGCAAGCTACCCATCTCACCACGCGGCCACTTGATGCGAAACTCTGTGTTCTGTTCCAAGTCAGACTGCATCATGGTCTGGTTTGTCTCTAGTGTGTTCAGCCTCTCTATCAAACCAAAGTACGCCCACGTTGCTAGACTAGCTGCCGCAACCATGCTTATGATGTTGCGTAGCGGCAGTGCTACCTCTGTGTTTTCATTGAGCTTAGTAGCCATTTATTTCTCTGAGTTTAACCAGACTGCTAGGCTGCCTGTCATGGCACCAGTTACAACAGATATCAGGCTGGCCTGTTGTGTTGTTAAATCAGGCTGAGATAACGCCCACTCGATGCAACGTATGTAAACGCCTGTCATGCAAAGCATCATAAATCGTGGCAGTATCTTTAGCTCTAACAGCTTTCTTGCTACATCTTCTGCGCTCATCAGTAACTCCACACGTTAGACCGGGGCGGCTTGGTGTATGTGTCCAAGTGCAAGAAACGATTGCGCCCAGACTGTGCCACGCCTATGCCGGTAAAGCCTAGCTCGAACGCTAGGCGCATAATGTTGTATGCGTCAGCCCCGCCGCACGCGATATCTACAGCCAGCCCCATCGTGTGTATGCCCGGCCTGTCCTTCGCCGCTTCCACCGGGTGTGTCTCATGGCGGTAGCCGCTGGTCACGGTCATCGCCTTGCCGTGTGCTGTGCGTAGCGCTTGCAGCTTATCCATGAAGCTGGCTTGCATCTCGCACTTGCCTGTATGGCTGCATGTAAACTCAGCCTCGCTAAAGTTTGGATAGTTATCCCAGTTCATGTCTTACCTCTCACCACCGCCAGCGCATGCTGCCAGCTATCTATCTCTACGTCCGGCTCGTCAAAGCTCCGCGCACTGATGCGCTTGCTTACCGTGCCGACACTATCCAGCGCGGTGAATATCACCTTGCGCCGGTCGATTGCTACTGACGCTATTATATCATACGCGCCGCGCTCTGCCTTCTTTTTAGTTAGCCCCATGCCATAGTTGAAGTGATAGCATGGCGTGCGCCCGTCTGCCTCTGGCAGTATGTTGCGTGCCTTCACCTGTATGCGCAGATAGCCAACATCATCCCACGCCAGCAAGTCTATCTTATCCTGTTGCGCCATAGCCGCGCCCATAATGCCCGGCATTCCCAACACAGCGGCGCAAGCGACATGCTCGCCTATTAGCCCCGTCCTTGTTTCCCCCGCCATTATAGCCCTTTCAGATACAACACCCACCACATAAGCATAGCAAGTCCTACAAACCCTGCTATGATTAGAACAACTATTATAATGATTTCTATGATTTGTTTGTTGCGCTTACGCCGGGCAGCTAGTGCCGCCTGTCTGTTCTTACGCGCTACCGCTTGATAGTTTAGCCAGTCCGTCCACAAGTTGGGCCTCCCGTGCCAGATCATCAACTGCTTTAGCTCTTCTTCTTGCTGCTTGAGCTTTTCCAGATGCATGAATTCTTCTAGGTCGCCGGATGCAAATGGACTGCGCTTTTTCTTTTCTGCTTTGCGGCGCAAGTCCTCAGTCGCGTTGACGTATGATGCGATCTTGTCCGCGCAGTCTGACAATTCTTTGCCGTTCTGCACAAATTGCTTGACCACCTGAAAAGCGGCGTTGGCGGCAGCAAGCTCGGCAAGCACTAGCTAGTCCTTCCGTGATTTCCATAGGTTCCGCGACAGCATGGCTATTGTCAGTATAATCGCCACAAGAGACAGCCACTCATTAAGAACATTGATCCACCACGGAGCAGTCAGGCCACCAGCATATAAAGGGATATCGTTCTGGTTCACCCTGCAATCTCCATAATACTTAAAATGCTAGGATTGCTGTTGTTTTGTGCAGTCAAACTTGTAGAAGAACTTTTAAACGCTCTAACTGTGTAGGTTGTTGAGCTTGTGCTAGGTGCATCAATATAAGCGTGAATAGGCATCCTAGTAGAATACGCTTCATTGCCGTCACCATTAAAATAATACCCGCCACCATTGTCAGTATATATAATTGATGAGCCATCATATATTTCAAGACTGAAATTGGGGTCTGCGGAATATCCTGTTCCAAAATGTACAGTGCCTGTTAGCAATAACTTGTTGTTTGTGGATGCAGGTATGATAGTTGCAGTCAGACCAGTGGATGTACCGCTACCTTTTGTATTAGATGTAATGCTTGTGCTGGTACTAAAACTGTTAGACACCACCTGCAACACACTACCACTAGGCAACCCTGCGCTAGTAACAGCAGACAGAGACTGATTGTTTAGTTTAATAAGTGCCATTTCAGTATCCCTATCCTAAAAGCGTAATGGTAGCGTATGAATGTCTGCCTGTACCAGTAATGGCGTGAAGACTATCTGAAATACTCATTTCAAAATGAACAACATCATTTCCACTTAGTTCCTTTGCAAAACACAAATCGCCATATCTTCCACTAGCCGCCTGACCTTGACGTAAAACTTTTGTGTTATTTACAAAAACATCAACGTCAACATAGTTTGCACCATCGTTAAGAATACCAACAGAAATCATGTACACACCGCTAACAGGGGCTGTAAACTCATAATTAGTTGTATTCCAAAGACTGCTGTTACCTTCATAAACATTATCAAAAGGAAGATTGTTACCAGCGGTGTAAGAAATATTGCCAGAACTTTCGCCAAAGTCTACAGCAACGTGAGGCAGTTTCGGTTGTGTAACACGCCCACTACTATCAATGGTAATGGCTGTGTTAGTACCACTACTATCCTTAATGGTAGCCAAGTCCAACTCAGTCGTACCCATCTTGGCTTTTGTCACAGCACTATTGCCCAGCTTAGCAGTCGTAATAGCCCCATCAGTAACCGTTTTAACAGCTAGCACATCACCCAGCGCAACAACAAAGTCGATGCTGTCTGAGCCTGTCAGTGGGTCATCAAACACTAGGTCAGAACCTGACACTGTAAAGCTGTCCTGTGGTGCTTGGATAACACCGTTGAGAGATACTAGCAGTTGGTTAGCACTCTCTGGGTAGTATGCCGCAGACCCTAGCGTCAAAGCGTAGGTATCTGTGGCAGAAGCAGTAAGGCTGTCTAGCTTATGAAAGCCACCGCCTACTGGATTTTTACCTATGTATGGCATTTATCTGTCCTTACGGTTTTGTAGGCCAAGTCACATCATCTAGTGAAGTAGCGTTGTCAGTAATGTCACGCAATGCTTGGCGATATGTAGTCATAGCGTCAGACATGGTTTGGTCTGACATTGCTAAATAATCCGTATCAGCCAATCTTTTGTTACGCTCAGTTCTCAAAGCAATCATGTTACGGTCAGCTTGACCATCAGTCCACGCCTTTACTTCTGCTTTACGAGCCGTAATTTCATCAGCAGTCATGTCAAGCAGTTCACCATTTACATATTTTTTCATTAACCTCTAACCCCGAATAAATAAACTTTGCCTCGCTCAATATTATTAGCGGTAACAGAAAACCTAACTCCACGGATTGCTTGAACCTGTTCACTATTTAAGCCGCCAACTATACTGCCACCAGAATATACATTTCCTACATATTGCCCTATTCCAGTTCCTATAACACACGGTGGAACAGTGTCTGTTGCAACAGCATAATTTCTTCCTAAAAGTGTTAACTCGCCCCTTACACCTTCGTGAGTATCATTTCCTATAGTGTTCGCACTAATGTTAATTATATTTGTATCATCAGAGCTAATTGAAACACCATCAAAATCATTGTAGTATCCGTATGCATTGGAATCAGCTATTACTGTGCCACTAGAATCTAGAAATTGAATACCAAACTGTGCGCTATCAGTATCTGGGTGAAACTCATACTGAAAAACAAAAGTATCGTAATCAGTGCTGAGATTGTCAAACACAACAAACTGTGCAGGGGTTGTAATATCAGTGGTGCTTATGTGTTCCATTGCACCAGCCCCAGACACAGTGCCAGTAAAAGCAAAGTTATCAGCAAGGTTTATGCTTTCCGACTGTATTTTTGATAATGACATGTCAGTCTCCCTTATGCGTCATCTGTCAAATAG